TTAATGCACTGATTTCTGATTCAACTGTCTCTGATAATTCTCTTAAAGCTACTCTTGCATCTACAATATCTGCTGGTACATCAGCTCCATTATCTGCTTCTCTAATTATATACCAGTCAGTCTTTGCAAGTTCGTTTCCTATTTGTGCTTTAAAGTTATTGATTGCTTGTTCTTTTAATTCTGTTAATGTTTCACTCCAAGTTATATCTTCAGCATCTTTTTTAAATACTGTTGCTTGTGTGTCCCAATAAATCTCACCAAGTGTGTGTATTCTTGAGTCATAACTATCATCTATTATTACATCAAATAATCCAGCATTACGAAGTTCATCTGCTGTCATACTTCTTGCGTTTAGGTGATAACCTGTTGAAGATTTAAATTTGTTTGGTACATCTGGGTACGTTGTGATAATTCCGTTGTTGTTTACTGCTTTCATAATTAACTTGTTGCTTCTTGACTAATTGTTGCCCACTGTTCAGTGTTGCCGTTAGTACTTACTATTTGAATTAAATTTGATACAGTACCATCATAAGTACCGCTAATTTCTTTTACACTTGCAGGTAAAGTTAATGTATAGTCTCCTGTTATTACAAGGTCTATTACCATTCCTGTTTTTGCATTACTAAATGTCAATGTTGTATTTGCACCTAATGTTTTAGTAAAAACTGTTGCATCATCCCAATTAACAGCAGTACCTGATAAAGCTTCTATCTCTGTAAACTCATCTGCTAATTTAGAATACGTAATTTGGTCATCTGCTATGTGAACTGAATCAATAGCTCCATCAGCTATTTTATCTGAATCTACAGCATCTGCTGCTAATTTTGCTGTAGTCACTGCTCCGTCAGCTACACCACCAGCACCATTATATAACTCTGTGAAGTTATCATTTGTTTTATCCATAGCATCTCTTAACGGATCTCCTGTTCCATCATTTGGTGAGCTACCTATATTTATTGTTTGTTTTGCCATTTTATTTTATTTTAATATACTGTTGCGTCTGCTGTTAAAGTTGTGCTATCTGCACTAAATAATGTCGTATCTACTGTTAATGTTGAACCATCTGCATCAAAAGGATATATTATACCCCATCCATTTGCTTCATTAACGCTTCCAAACCAACTTACACTATATACTGAACCAAATCCCATTTTCTTATACTGGATAAATTATTCCCCAATTATTAGATTCACTATCATTTCCCCACCAACTATCATCATATATTGATCCGAATGACATTTTTTATCTTTTTAATATAACTCATTAATTTAATTTCGTTCTCTTTTTTTGGTTTATATGTTTTCTTCTTTTTTACAATACCCATCCTGTCATATTTTGATCTCTCTCTGGATACATACCACCATCTTGTGAGCCTGTGTACTCTGGGTACAAATCACTATTTGAATCCATATAATCTATAAATCTTTGTGTATAGAAATCTGCAGTAGATTTAGCTTGATGTACAAGATTATTTATTTCTTCTAACGATGCTGAATCACTGTTTTCTGATCTATGTTTGAATACACCTCCATTGCTAATTTGAAATGCAGCATACTTCATATACTCTGACTGACTAAACCAAATAAGCATTGGCTTTAAATATGTGTTTACGAGAGTTGTATAGTTTCCAGATAAAGAATCACCAACTACATCTGATTGTAATTTATCATATAAAGCTGTACCTAATTGCGTTTGTATATAAGTGTCTTGTGCTACTTCAACAAACTGTATAAGTTTATCAGTATCTACATTACCATCTATAATAGATTTTCTTTTTAACTCTTCAAGTGTGATAAATAATGCTTTCATTTTTTATAATTTGGGTGATGTCCTCTGTTTGCCATATCTCTTGGTGCTACATCAATTTCAGTTGGGTTGTTAGGTTCTTTTAAACCATCTTTTATTGCTTCTGATTCATTGACAAGGTCTTTGTTTGATACTTTCTTTTTATACACCTTTAACTCCCAAAAATGATGACAATTAACACCTCCTTTAAACTTAAACAAAGAGTAGTTTTGTCCTTTATGTCCAAGCTCTTTATTTACACCTTTAAAAGACATCATATTTATATCTTCTTTTCTAAATACTAAATTTTGACCTGTTAACAGTTCCATTCTTTGACAAAAACGTCTGCTGTTAGCAGAATTTCTTACAGGACCATAAGAGTAACGAACCTTATATGTTGAATTATCCTGTGATGAAACCTTGTTAGGTTTAGCATCTTCTTTTGATACTTCAGCAAGTTTAGTAAAGTCAAACTCCGCTTCTGTGTCTTCTACTTTTTCTGTATGAACAAGCTCCCAATCACTGTCATTAATCTTTTCCCCTAAAGACTCTAATTGTGATAAGATATTATCACCTTCCTCATCTGTAAAGTCTTCTTTTTCTTGACTTGATAGTTTTTCACCAGTTTCTTCCTCTCTTTTAATCTTTGTTTCAATATTATCAAGTTCTGTAAACTCAATTGGTTGTAGAGTAACAAAGTAAAGATTAAGGTTAATACCATTAAACGATAACAGCTCATTGAATGAGTTGATTAGTTGGGTCTGGAATGGGCGAATTACAATGTTATCCATTAAAACACTTGCAGTTCTTAATTCTTCTGCATTATTACCAAAACCAGTATTATCTTTAATACCAAGTAGTATTGGAGATACAACACCGTGACCAATCATTATCTTCTCTCTTGATTCTTTAGCTAAAAAGTCATATTGTGCGTGAGCATCTGGTAGATGAATAGGTTCAACAGTTGACTGATTTTCTACATTATCGTTAAATGCTAATATAAATCTACCTGCATTTGATGTACCGCTAAACTTTTCATATATCTTTCTTTCTATCATTTCTTGTGCTTCATCACCTGGAATACCATTATTAAAGTTTAATAGCAAAGAAGGCTGTAATCCATTCTGTATATTGTTAATGTGATAGTTAGATACTTCTTCCTCTAAATTACAATACTGTAAACATCCTTGATAATCTACAGGAGAGTAATAATAGAAACCTGCTCTATAAGGCTTTATACAGTATATTTCTACACTTTCACTCTTTTTACCAAACTTATATGCAGGAATTCTTTTAGGCTTGTCAGAAGGCTTTATTTCGCTCCATTTAGGATGATAGTAATATGCTTTTATTCTACCATCTTTTGCTTTCTCTGCTCTTAATGTTTCAGTAGGAAAATGCTTTAACTGCATTATCTTTGTTTTCTTTTTATTATATACAACTTGTATAGATGCCTGACCTAAAAGTTTTAAGTCTCCTGTAATTCTTCTTACATCTACATCCTTTAGTATTTGTTGCATTTGACCAAACTGAACAGAATTATCTTCTGAATCTGTTGCATTTAATCCTCTACCATAAATTAAATCTGTAATACCATTAATACATCTTGAGTTTGTTGGACTTCCTGTGTATCTATCTATAATGTCTCCAAAATAGTTGTTATTGTCACCATATTCAACCCAATCATACCTGGTTGATTCTTTTATGCTTGGCACTTCGTACCCTGATAGGTTTATTACTTTTACTTTGCTCATATTACGATATATTTTTGGCTATCTGTATCTGTCCCTGTATATTGGTCATACTTATTACTATTTAATGTATGATCTGTTGTATTATCTGTTTGAGAAGTACAATAACCTTTACCTCTATAGAGTAATGTACTTCCTTGTTTTAACTCAAAAGAATAGCTATTTTCAGTTGTTAAAATACTAAAAGATACAGACATCTGCAAGTAATTACCATCTGATGATAAACTCGATGTAATATCTGTTATAGTTTGAGTTTTTCTTGTACCGTCTTCTATAATAACCATAGATAAGTCACTTGCAACAGTGTAAGCTCTTGGAATTATGCTAATTGTTTGAGATGATGTTGTTGGTGATAATCTTATCATAACTATATAACCTATAAAGCTTAATATTGTTCAAAAAAAAAGAGGACTATTAAAGTCCCCTTTCTGTGTTTAAGAAAATCTTCTATGTTTAAGAGTTAGTTCCTTCTGTAATAGTTATAGTACCAGTTAACCCAGCAAAATCTGTTGAGTTAAAAACTAATTGACCAGAAGTATGTGCCATAAAATTAGCTGGAGTTGTTTCCATACCAGATAATGTTAATGTATAACCACTAAGGTCTCCCATTGCAGCACCAGTTACAACTGTACCTCCTGATACGTCAGCACCGTTTACTAAACCAACCATCATAAAGTTTCCGTTGTAATCTTCAACAGCAACGTGTGGTCTTCCATAAGCCATTAACTTTAACTCTTTATTATCTGCTTTAGATAACTTCTTAAGTGTTAAGTTTAATGTTTGCTCATAAAATGTAGTTCCGTTTTCTCTTGAAGAATTTACTGTTTGTTCTAATGATGAATTACCTTTTAACTCATACTTACGAGCAGTTAATGCACCTGAAGCACCAGTCATATTAGTTATTTCGTCATCTGTAAGTGTTACAGTACCTAAATCTCCGAAGTCAACAAAATAAATGTTTTTTATTCCACCAACGACATCTTTACAAGGTTCTTTTCTTCCTAATGATAAATCACAAGCCATAATTTTTATTTTTTATATAAAAAAAGGGCGGTAGGCTCAAGGCTTACCTACCCTTTCTTAAGTTAAACAGTTATTTATTATGATGTAGCGTATAATACCACTTCACCACCAAGTCCGTGCTGAATACCAGCAGTAAATCTCATAACAACTCTCACATTTTGAGAACCGTCAAGATCAGCCATATCAATCACTTTTACTTCGTTTTGGTCAGATAATAGACCTGTTCCAAAGAATAAGTTTGATTTTTGTGCTGCTACAGCATCGTTATCAGATAATCCTGGAGCTAATGCAATTTGAATACCATCAAACTGAAGACCAGCACCACCGTTATACCACTGTGTACCTTTGTTGTCAGTACCTGCTGCTCCTAATCCTGAAGCACCAAATCCACCTAATGCTCT